AATGAGCAGTTTTTTACAGTCATGCTCAGGACTATACCAGTTATTTATAGTCGCTGTCTCCCCCGACTATCCTGGGCAGCGATGCCCGCATCTGCGACTCCCCAGTGACGGGGTGCAGATATCTATTATACTATTTATTTGATCTTGATAGTCTTAGGCTTTTTCTCTTCTGGCAGAATGCGTACAATATCAATCTTAAGCATTCCATCCTTTAGTTCCGCAGCCTTTACTTCCATATATTCACCAAGAGCCCACTCACGAGTAAATTTACGGGCAGCAATTCCACGGTGAATAAACTTCGAATCGTTATCCTCCGTCTTCAATTCTCCCTTTACTGTAAGCTTGCCGTCTGCTGTTGATACATCAATATCTGTTTTACCAAATCCAGCGACTGCTAGTTCGACAACAAAGTTGTCTTCGTCTACCTTGATTACGTTATATGGTGGATAGTTAGTTGCACTTGATACTGTTTGAGCGTGGCTCCATGTATTCAATGCCCTATCAAATCCAATAAAAAAAGGATCCTTGAAAAGATCCCATGTATATGTTGTTACCATTTTATTCCTCCTTCAAGCGAATAAGTTAATTTATAGGCCCCTATTGGCGACCTAATAATATTATATCACAACCTAAAAAAAGATTAAAGAATCTTTTTCTTATCCTTCATCTTTTCTGAATCTGACTCAGATGCATACAGGGCTCTTAGCTGAGCCTGTGCTGCGCTTTCTCCAGCATGGCATCCTACTAGCTCACCGCTACCCTGCTTTACAACAGCGTATCCTTTGCAACCAGCCGCATTTCTTTTAATTTCCCAAGGCATTTTTATCTCCTAATCGTTTGGGATTTCTCTGATATCCATTTCAATCAGTCCCATTTCCTTTGCTATCTTGTGTCCTTCTGGACTAAGATGAAGAGTTGCTTCAAGATTTTCATCGTATTCAACCTCCATCAAACCTTCTTCATACAACTTCATCATAGCAGAGTCAACATACTCTATATGTGCTTGCCATAATTCTGGTGCTATCTCTTTTGCATTCTCACTAATTGAAAATATCATTTCGCCATTTTCATCAACACCTTCTAAAGAAATAGCGCCTATCTCTAAATAATGTGACATTTTCATATCTTCCTCTTCCTCTTCGTACATAAATCTCCTTTGTGCAACAGGTAGGACTTGAACCTACGATAGCCGAATTATGAGTTCGGGGCCTTAACCAACTTGGCTACTGTTGCCAAGTGTCTATTGTAACGTGCCGTCTTCATTTTTGTCAATGGTTTCTTCGACTACCTGCTGTACATATTCAGAAAAATGCTTTCTAATATTACCCATAGGTCTAGTCCCCAAAGACTTCCATATTCTTTTATACTCTACAATATTTGCAAATGTCGTAGGGCATACCTGTATACCATTATACTCTTTTAGTACTGTTGGTAGCGGTACATGTTTTCCACAACACTTACACTCTTTAGCTTTTTCTTGGTATATACTCATACTATTTCCATTCCGTCTAATACATCAGATAGATCTTTTGGCATTCTAGGTGCCCTGATCATGTTTGTTACTATTGTGTCATCCTCATCTTCTCTATCCCACTTTAGAGAACTATAGGTATGTATATCTATTTCTTCATTGTTTTGTGGTCTGCTTCTGCTAATAGCATTATAAATAGATCCACAAACTGCGTCCGCTAAGTCTTTTGAACCTTTTCTAGGGTGATCAACTTTATCTCTCATAATTTTAAGCTGAAGCAATTCATCAATTAAAAGTTTTATTGCTGGCCCAGTTAATCTATCTTCTGCAACAACCATAGCCATATCATCATAGTGCTTCTTTGCAACAGATAATGTTTCAGTATTAATTCCGTATTGCTTTAGCTGCTGCATCATATCGTGTGAATTCCAGCGGTCAAATGTGCAGACACGGATTTTGAAGCCCTTAGTTCTAAGAGATAGAATGTAATCTTTTACTTCTGTAAAGTCTACAGATTTATCTGCAGTCGGTGTCCAATATCTAACTGCATCAACTTCTACAATTGGTGCTGGCTGAGAGTAGGTATCAGTTACTTTTACATTCACCCATTTCTGCACATGCGCCATAGCAACTGCACAATGGTCATGCTTTTGTGCAAGGTCGACGTGCAAGAAATATTCTTTATCTGGATCTGGTGCAAACCAGTCTTCAAATCTACCAAAGTCATCTACCGCAAGAGCCATGTTATTAAAAGCTTTCTCGATCTTCTCTCTAGACTTAAAGAAAGCGTCAATTGCTTCTGCTGGCATGCATGCAAATCTTCCTAGTGCATCTGGTGCATTTTTATAAAAGGCTACCTTAAAATCATCTATACTTCTTGTAGGATTAATTTCCCATGTAGGTCTCTTAAGAGCATACATTCTTGGATACTTGTAAGAAACAATATGGTCTTCTTCCCACTCAATATCAAACTCATTGCCTTCCGTTCCATCTGGCAAATCTGTGTCTAGTTTAAAATGATGTGACCTAATAACAGTTTCTTTTTCAGCAATAACGTCATCATATCTCTGTTGGATATAATCATTCTTATATCGTGGGAATGAAAGGAGTATTACCTTGCCGTAGTCTGGAAAGCGAGAATCAACTGATGCCCTATACATCTCATAGATAGCGCTACCAGTCTTTGCCTGCTCATGTCCAGTTGTATTCTCAATGCTAAAACCAGAAATCTCGTCAAGGATAACAACAATAACGTTGTATCCTTCCCAAGCCTCACGCTCTGAGTGTCCTGAATGAACTGTAATGTTCTTATTAAATTTAATTTCAGAAGCTTTTTCTGAATACTTTCCTACGAACCAAGGCGACTTGTCTATGCGTGTTCTAAATCCTTTAAAGAACACGTTGCTAGCCTGCTGTGCGTTAATAGCAATATTGATAATATCAATAGAATCTCCAGGAGGCTTTCCATAATAATGTGCTGGATCCTTTAAACATAATAGTAAATATACTATATAGGCCACAGATATTGTAGAACAATAATCTTTTCCAGAACCTTTGCCTAATTGAGCAACAACCTCGTTAGCAGTTTGCTTGTATGTTCTTTTGCCTTCTTCTTCACCAAATAATTTTATTAGAGTTGATTCCTTATAAACCTGAGAAGACTTTTCAATTAATGTATACTGATACTCTGAAAGTGGTGGCAGTCCAAGAAATTCTGGACTAGTTACAAATGTTCGTAGATCTACTGGACGCTCATCAAACTCTTCGCCATCTAGAATATCAATAAGATCATTAAAATTAAGATCCACTAGATTCCTCTGCGTCAAGTACTACTGGCTCTACTATTCCAGTAATTTGAGAAAGTCTCTTAGCAACTTCCATCTTACATTTTGGACAGGTTGCAGTTACTTCTTTTAAAATCTTTACAAGGATATCTTGCTTACGTTCTGTTTCTGCTAACTGTGTCGCAAGCTCTGCGTTATCTAGAAGCCCAACTTCTTGAAGCATACCAATGCGTTTGCCTTCAATATCTGCAATTAGTTTTAATGCTCCAGATTTAACGCTAAGCTGACCAGCCTGATCTGCATCTTCTACGGTCTTCCAGGCTTCTTTAATAAGCATTGCATAATGTTGGTCTGCTCCAACAATAGCCTCTTTAGCCCTCTCTCTGGCCGCTGTGTCGTTGTGTACGACTGTTTTCCACTCACCTATAAGCTCAACTACTTCGGCACGTTTAAAGCCCGTTAAAGTGGCAATCTGGGTTGGGTTATTTCCTTTAAGCAGTTCTTCAACTACTTTATTCATGCGATCATAATGATCTGCTAGTTCAATTTCCATATACTAGTATTATACTTCTAGTCGACTGAAATAGCAACCTGAGATTTAGCTATTTTATATAAAACCAAATAGCCAATCAGATCATCAATATCATTATCTCCTGCGTAACCTTGATTATTTTTAACTCTATTTAATTTATCATCGATTCTGACCTTGAGTTGTTCTACGCTATCTGCCGTCGAAAATATTCTAGCTGGCTCTAAGGCTGAGTTGCCATATGATATATTCTTTTCAATAAGCATGTGAGCAATCTCATGGCATGTTGACCAAATTGCATTACCCGCTGGCGCACCTACAGATCTTAGGTATAGGTCACTACAATTAAATGTTGTTACATCTTCAAATACTGGCTTAAGCATTATCTTCTCCTAAGTAGAACATTAACTACATCATGCTCTTTTATTCTTTCAAATGTGGCCGCTTCCCCATTTAAAAATTCCATTGTATATTTATCGTTTAATTCTACCAAAAACTCATCTGGTTGTCCAGATCCAAGTTCAACAACTAGCAAAGGACATTTACGGGCTTCCTCAGAAAATCCCTCAAATACAAATCTTTCATGACCCTCTACATCTATCTTCATAAAATCAATTTTGCCAGTGTATGTTGAATCTAATGTATCTGCATTTATCTCTTCTGTGTAAAAATTTCCATACTGACCATGATTACCAGACTGATGCTCATGAACTATACCAGACCCGCCAATATTTTCTTCCCAAATATTTAAAACCATGTTATCTTTTTTATTTGATAATGCTATATTAAATACATCAATCT